AAAATGTGTTTGGCAATGTTGAGTGTTTGGCGGCTGCGGTTTTGTGCGCCACCAGCAATCAATTCTTGAGCATCAGACATCAGGCCAGCCACAACCATGTTTGCGCCTGTGAATTGGTATGTGATGGATTCTTTGACCGATTCCACATAAGCATCAATATCAGCGACTCCATACATATTGATGTTGCGTTCTTCTTGGGCGGTTGTTTGTGTTGCGTTTGTCATTTGAAAATCTCCTTGGGGTTGCGTTGTTGATGGAAGAATCATAACAAAATTGACGAACTCATCAACAACTATTATTTAAACCATACAAACTAGTCAACTATTACTGCTGTAAACTCAGCAACGGCGGTTCTACTGCCAGTTGCCTTTTAGGGGGTCAGCGTGAGTTGATCCCCTTTTTTTATCTTAAACTTGACCATCTCCACAAAACATGGTTAACATACTCCACATGAAAACGATTTCACAAGAAGCACTCCACGCCATACGCCACAAAGTTGAGGCTGCTGGCTACAAGATGAGCGATGTCTGCCGCGTTGCGGAGATCGATCAGGCGCAAGTATCCCGCTGGATGAGTGGGACCACAGAGCCACTATACGGCAGTGTGATGCGCTTGGATCAGGCAGCCGATGCGCTGGTATCAGCTCGCTTCACAGTCCTTAATAAAGCCATGGAGGACGCCGTCAAATGAGTACATTCAAACCTCGCGGCATCATTGGCATTGACGTTGGGCTGAACGGCGCAATCGCCATGATGCAGGGCGAAACCCTGACCGGCATTTTTGATATGCCCACAGTCACATTGGACCGCAATGGCAAATCCAAGCGACAGATCAGCATCCCTGAGCTGATCACCATCCTCGACAACTTCAAGCCTGATGAGGCGTACATCGAAAAGGTCTTTGCCATGAGTGGCCAGGGCGTCACCAGCGTCTTTAGCTTTGGGCGCAGCCTTGGTGCGATTGAGGGTGTCATTGCCGCGAGGTCCATTAAGTCCACACTGATTACGCCACAGACATGGCAAAAGGCGATGGGCGTGACTGGTGGTAAGGACGGCGCAAGGGCGCGTGCCATGGAGCTGTTTCCATGGAATGTGGATTACTTCAAACGTAAGAAAGATGATGGCCGAGCAGATGCGGCTCTCATTGCTTGTTGGGGACTTAGACATGGATGACAAAGAACGAAACACATTGAGAGAACACATTGTTTGGCTTTGCTCGCAGCTTGAGTATCAGCGCCAATTCAACAAAGCAAGCACCGAGTTCCTTGAACGCTTGGTGCATCCCGAAGACTTGGGATTCTCTGTCAGCAATGAGGTGCGCCAAATTGCATACACATTATTGATCAACAACCAAACAGAAAAATGAAAAACCAACCCCTAAAACTCAGGCCGTCATCAGCATCACGCTGGATCGCCTGCCCTGCCAGCGCAAGACTGTCAACGCTTGTGCCTTATCAGGAATCAGGCGAAGCGGCAAAGATCGGTACTGTCATTCACGCGCTGGCCGAGACTTGCTTTCAGCTTGACACAGATCCTATGAAGTTTGTAGGCCAAGTGGTGGAGGGCATCACCATGACTGAAGAAAATTGCGAGTTTGCCTTGGAACACTTGCAGGCGATATGGGCAATTCAAGATGAGCTTGGTCACGTTAAGGTGGAGCAGCTCTTCAAGCTATACCAAACGCCACAGTTCTCGCTACAAGGCACTGCCGATGTGGTGGGAATATCTCAGGACAAGTTGATCATTGCCGACCTTAAAACAGGCCGTGGTTATGTGGATGCTGACTCTGAACAGATGAAGATATACGCACTTGGCGCATTGATGCACAACAGCCACAAGCCCAAAGAAGTTGAGTTCCAAATCATCCAGCCTCATCATGGCGAGAAGCGCATACACCGCATGAGCGTGGATGAGTTGGGCGTGTGGGAGACAGAGGTGTTACTGCCTGCAATCAATGATGCTGTCAGTGACGCTCCGCGTTATGCGCCATCAGAGTCAGCCTGCCAATGGTGTCCAGCCAAGCATATTTGCTCTGCACAAAGGGAACAATTCGATATTGTGGCGGCGCAACCCGACATCACCATCATGTCAAAAGAGGACATCAAAGAGGTGATGCTGACTCTCACGCCAGCACAGATCGGCGCCATCCTTGACCGCGCGCCGATGGTGGAGAAGTTTATTGAGGCGGTGAAAGATCACGCCACTAAGCAGATGGAGGGTGGCGCAGTCTTACCAGGCTGGCAGCTCCAACCCAAACGCGCCTCGCGCAAATGGATTGACTCAACTACAGCGCGTCAGGCTCTAACTGACGCAGGACTTACAGACTCTCAAATATTTGAGACTGAACTAATTTCTCCTACGGCGGCAGAGAAACTGCTACCAAAGGAACAAAGAGTTATCTTGGACGCATTGACGGCCAAGGTATCAAGTGGACTCACGCTCGCAAAAGACCGCAGCTTGAGTCAATAATGCAAACCCTGTAACTTTGAAAGCGAAAACGTAAATGCTAAATCTCTCATCTGGTGGCGGTAATGGAAACTACATCCGCTTTTCACCCCAAGCTAACGCTTGGACCAATAACCTTGGCGCTGAGATCCAGCTCAAGAAAATCGTGTTTGACATCGATGCGGTGCAAACAGGCTGGCTCCAACTCGGTGTCGGCATCCGCGACTGGCAACCCGACTCGGAGTTGGGACGCAAAGGTCCACAGCCTACACCTGACCACAAGCGCGGCTTTATCGTCACGTTCTACAACAAAGAGATCGGCACTTGTGAGTGGAGTTCATCGGGAGTCGGACCTAACATGGGCTTGGAAAAAATGTACACCGAGTGCGCCGCACAGCGTGCCGCCAATGCAGGCAAATTGCCAGTGTTGGAGTACACAGGAAGCAAGTTGGAAAAGATAGGCAAAGGCACTACACGCATCCCCAACTTCACCATTGTGAGTTGGATTGACAAGCCTGCTGGTATGGGGCAGAGCGATGAGGAGTACATTGCACAGGCAGTGGCTCCAATGCCTGCACCAGCTCCAAAGGCTGCACCAGCTCCAGCGCCTGCGAAGTCAGCGATGGCGCAGGCCGTAGAAGATGACGAAATGTTCTAACTGGTAGTGTGTACGCGCCGAGGTGTAACAGCCTCGGCTTTTTTTTCCTCTAAAAAATACGGCAACAACATGAGAACACTTTTAATTGAATCGTGTGAGAAAAAAATAACAGAGTCATCAACATCATCGATTGTTCATGTCAGAAATTCTCAGATCATTAGTAAAGCATTAGATATTGATTTTGTCAGTCATCAGTCTGAGATTGATGCAGCATTAGAAAACAAATACGACACCATTATTTGCGCTTATGGATCGCAGTATATGAAGTACGACAACTACTTGCGGATACTCGACAACAATTTAGACGCCAAGTTATTTTGGCTAGTCAATGATCATGATGTTGAGGACAACATACTTCTACGCAAGTGGCTTGTCAAATACAACCGCCCATATCACATGATATGCAATAACCCCAGAGAGGGATACAGGGGTTGGATTTTGCGTAAGAAGATGAACGGCAAAACTTTAAATGATTGGATCGACGAGTGGTACACGCTTAATCTAAACACTCTGATCTTTGATGAAGAGCTTTTTTATAAAACGCTGAACAGCAAAAAAAGTGATGTCATTTATTACGGCACATTTAGAAAACACAGGATCAAAGATATGCTGGACTACAACTCGGCGTCATATTTCTTAAGCACATCAAAGAAGAATCACGTTAAGTATCAAGCAGCAGGAATTGACGCCAGATATATTGACCCCATCATGTGGACCGATAAAGACTCTGACTTGTTTGATCACACTGGATGCCGATTGCAAGACTTCAAGTATTCAATTTACTTTGAAGATGAACACACACATAAGAACTACGCATTCATGGCAAATCGTTTTTACGAGGCCGTCATGTCAAACAGCTTGATGTTTTTTGATAGCAGATGCAGTCTTGTCATTGAGAAGTGTGGATATGCAATTGATCCTTTTCAGATTGTTAAAAATGGTGACGAGCTGAACGAAAAGGTTGATCAATTAAATTCTGACAATGATTCATACAAGCACTATCTTTCGATCCAACAGTCCAATGTAGATTTGATCGTCAAAGAAAAACAAGATGTCTTGCAAAGAATCAATCAAATTACAAAGTCAGGTAACTAATGCAAGCAGAACAAATAGCCAAGAGCTTGGGCAACGCGAAAAGAGCCAACGGCCAATGGGTAGCATCATGCCCAGTACCATCACACGGCAAAGGCAACGGCGACAAGAATCCATCACTCTCAGTACACATTGATGACGAGGGTAAGCCACTATTTCATTGTCATGGTGGCTGCACTCAGGAATCGGTATTTCAAACCATCAGGGATTTGCACTTGCTTCCAGAGCTGGAAGAGCGACCCGATCCACTCGCCAACATCAAGCCATTACCCAAAGTGGAGTTCCAGCAGGAATGGCAGTATCAGGACGAAGACCGCGTCACAGTATTCGTCAAGCACCGGCTGCGCGTTGGAGATACAGGAAAGACCTATCGTTTATACAAAGTAGATACAGACGGCAAACGATACCCAACGCTGGGTGACGCAAAGATAGTCCCCTACAAGCTGCCCGAGTTGCTGGACGCGAAGACAGCGGGAAGAATAATTTATTTGGCCGAGGGCGAGAAAGCCGTGGACGCGCTGATGTCACTCGGCGTGGTGGCGACCACCGCGCACAGTGGCGCAGGGCATTGGCCAGAGGCCATCACCGAATACTTTGCTGGCGCCAATGTGGTGATCCTGCCGGACAACGATCTGTCAGGCTGGTCATATGCTCGCAAGGCAGCCGAGGCCATACTGCCAACTGCCAAGGCGGTCAAGGTAGTAGACCTCGGACTGCAAGAGCAGGGCGATGACGCCTACGAGTTCATTGAGGCAGGGGGCGGCAGGGCAGAGCTGGCGGCGTTGGTCAAGGCAGCGCCAAAGATCACCAGCGTAAATGATGTAACGATACCCGAAAGACTGCAGTCGATTACAGCCTCAAGTACAAAAACAGACGAAATCTATACACATCAGGATTCTCATGTACAGAAACAGGCAGATATTGCACATGAGTTTGCGCCTGATCCACCAAAGGAAGCAGATAAGCCAAAGCCGACTAAAACAATCAGGATTGAATCTTGGGATGACATACAGGATGAGCCAGTCGAGTGGCTGATAGAGGGGGTTATCCCCAAAGGATCATTTACGGCGTTGTATGGACCGCCTGGGAGCTTCAAGAGCTTTATTGCCTTGGACATTGCCGAGGCCATAGCCACAGGCAGGGCGTGGATGGGCAAAGAGGTCAAGCAGACAGGCGCTGTGCTGTACTTGGCCGGCGAGGGCTTTGGCGGTATCGGCGCAAGGATCAAAGCCTGCAAACTCCACCACCAAACAGAGGATGGCGCACCAATCTACATAGTGCGCCACCAGCTCAACCTTAGGTCAAGCGCGGAGGACTTCAACGCCTTAATGATGGCCGTGGTCACGCTGGTGGAGCAGACAGGCATGGAATTCAGCCTTGCCATTGTGGATACCTTGGCCAGAGCCTTTGGCGGCGGTAACGAGAACAGCTCGGAAGACATGGGTGCGTTCATCACGGCCATGGGCAAGGTGCAGGAATTCCTCAACTGCGGCTTGATGGTGCTGCACCACAGCGGTAAGGACGCCGCCAAAGGACTGCGCGGTCATTCCTCACTGCTTGGCGCTGTGGATACAGAGCTGGAGCTGCTGCGCTTTGACGAGCAGATGAAAGGCGTACTCACCATCAGCAAGCAAAAGGATGGAGCCGACAACGAGCGATTTGGCTTTGAGATGGTGGAGGTAGAGATCAGGCCAGCGGGACTCGGACTGAGCGATCCAGTAGTCAGCTTGGCGGTGCAGTCATCCGATGACACGCATATTGAGCTATCCAAGACCAGCAAAGGGAACGCTGGGAAAGGAAAAAATCAGCGACTTGAGATGCTCTGCTTAGAGAAGATGGTCAAAGAGCATGGAGTGCCAAAGTACATCGATGGTTTACAACGCCATGCGATCAGATTGGAGCTGTGGAGGCAGGAATTGTGGTCAAAGATGGGGTGTACCGATGAGGATAAAGGCACGTTTAAGACGGCGTGGCACAGAGCAAAGCAGCGACTGATTGAGTCAGGCGAGGGTGCGATCAGGGACGATTTTGTATGGTTACAGTTCAAAAGCAGCGACTTTGAGGCTGGATAAACATACAGGTTACAAGTTACAAACAAGATACAAATGTTACCAATTGACGCTTGCATGGTTACAGTTACAAATCGAGAGTCTAGAAGACTCGATGATATGTAACCCATGCACCATTTGAAACCGAGGAAACGAGATGGCAACAAAGAGAACAGCAAGACAGCATCCAGTGGTGGAGCAACCAAGCCCAAAGGCAGACCCTTGGACGATTCATGTGCAATCGAAATTGGTGGAGTTGGAGTCGGTCAAGGCTGCCAACGACAGGAAGTGGGGAGAAAATCGACTGATTACTTTAGTAAGCAGTGAGCTGAGAGAGAAATTCTGGTTGCAGAACAGCAGATTGCATCAGGCGATGGAGGCCAAAGACTGGGCGAAGTTCGATTCCAGCGTGGCGGGAATGATCAGGGCGTATGGCGTACTGGATCAGTGGGCAACCGAAGAGGGACTGGAGCCAGCGTCATCCATTCCTCGGATTGAGTGGGAGATGCAGAATGGTCAGACTATGGTGATCGTCAGAACAGTCAATGAGGCAGTTGCGATACAGACTCAGCGTCAGGACTTGGCAAATCATCACATCTGGTCAATGCAAGAGATGGAGGTACTGCTGGCTGATCCTCGGATGCAGGAAGTCATCAAGATCAAGGCGCTTGTGCCAACAGCGCAGCTAACCAGCTTCAAGCCAACTTCAGAGTTCAAGCCTGGCGGTGCAACAGGCTTTGATGACTTTGAAAACGATCTGACATTCAGCGACAATGACAAGATGGAATACAAGTTCAACTCAGAACAGGCAGAAAGGTTTAGAGATGGCCGGAAGACCTAAGTTTCGCAAAGACATGGAGTTGCTGGAAGAGCTGCCAGACGATATGATCGTGTCGATGTTTGAGGCAGGCAAGTCACACACAATGATTTGCTACGAGCTTGGCATTGGGCGTAGGGCGCTCGAGCAATGGATTGAGGACACAGATCCCAATATAATTGCGCGTGCGCGAGCGAAAGCCGCCGATAAGCTCGCGGTGGAGACAATGACCATTGCAGACAGCATGGCTGACAGCAATCCGCAGCGCGATGTCCAGCGCATCCGCACTCGCCAGTGGCTGGCCGAGCGGTGGGATCAGAAGACTTATGGGCTACAAAAGGCGCAACAAATCAACATCAACGTGCAAGACCTACGCATGGCCGCGCTGCGCCACGTTGAGGTGATCGATGACTTATCCACAGAAAAAAGCCAATGATGTGCACATTGCCCTGTGGACAACCGCAAATTGCTTATTTATTAAGCAAAACAGACCGAGTTATCCACAATATAGTTAACATAATAGTGATTGTATTAAACCGATTATGTAAGGCTCATGTAAGAAAGCATATGAATCAATGACTTACAGACACATCGACCTGTGGATAACTTTGCAGCCGTTTACTGGCAGCCAGGCGCTGGCCGCGGCCGTGGCTGGCGCGGCGGCGGCGAGCCCCCCCTTGCTCGCGGCGGCGGGGGCGGCTGTAGCTGCACCTAAACACATATCGCCATGAGCAACCCCACCCCCCTACCCCCCACCGCGCAAAAGCGCCCCCCGAAAAAAAATTCAAATGATTTGGTGGTGAATAACCCTTTTGTCGAATTCGTCAAGCTCTACAAGAACAACCCTGTCTTGTTTGTCAAGGAGGTACTGAACACCGAGCCTGATGCGTGGCAAGTGGAGTTCCTAAACCACATCGCCGCAGGCAATCGCCGCATCTCTGTCCGATCAGGTCACGGCGTGGGGAAGTCAACCGCAAGCGCCTGGGCGATGATTTGGTACTTGTTCCTGCGCTTCCCTGTCAAAGTGGTGGTGACGGCGCCAACCAGCTCACAGCTCTATGACGCCTTGTTTGCGGAGGTCAAGCGTTGGGTCAAGGTGCTGCCTCCCATGCTGGCTGATCAGTTGGAGGTGAAGCAGGACCGCATCGAGGTGAAAGACGCCAACGAGGAGGCGTTCATCTCTGCCAGGACAAGCCGCGCAGAGCAGCCCGAGGCGTTGCAAGGCGTCCACAGCGACAACGTAATGCTGGTGGCTGACGAGGCGTCAGGCGTGCCTGAGAAAGTGTTTGAGGCGGCATCAGGATCAATGTCAGGCCACAACGCCGTCACGCTGTTGCTGGGCAACCCTGTACGTTCCAGCGGTTTCTTCTACGACACCCATAATCGATTGGCGGGTGACTGGGTGACCATGCGCGTGTCCTGCGCCGACTCACCCCGAGTATCTGAGGCTTACATTAAGGAGATGAAAGCGCGGTACGGCGAGGAGTCCAACGCCTACCGCATCCGCGTATTGGGTGAATTCCCGAGATCGGATGAAGATACTGTGATACCCATGGAGTTACTGGACTTGGCGATGAATCGTGATGTTGAGGCATCCCCCTATGCGCCACTGGTGTGGGGATTGGACGTTGCGCGGTTTGGCTCGGATCGGTCTGCGCTGTGCAAGCGGCGCGGTAACGCGGTGATTGAGCCGATTAAGACTTGGAAAAACTTGGACCTGATGCAATTGACTGGTGCGGTGGTGGCTGAGTTTGAGGCGTTGCCGCCAAGCGACAGGCCAGAGGAGATACTGGTTGACTCCATTGGATTGGGCGCTGGTGTGGTGGATCGGTTGAAAGAGCTGAATCTGCCTGCGCGTGGGATCAATGTGTCGGAGAGTCCAGCCATGGGTGGTACTTATAGGAATTTGAAAGCCGAGCTTTGGTACAAGGCCAAGGCGTGGCTGGAGCAGCGGGATTGTCGGTTGCCCAAAGATGAGCTGTTGGTGGCTGAGTTGGCGACTGTGAGGTATATGTTTACAAGCAACGGCAAGATTCAGATTGAGAGCAAGGACGACATCAAGAAGCGTGGATTGGCCTCGCCTGACAAGGCTGATGCGTTTTGCTTGACATTCGCGTCCGATGCGGTGATTGGCATGATGGGGTCCAAGGCCAGCACGAAGTGGAGCCAGCCGTTGAAAAGAAACCTCTCAAGGGTTGCATAATATGAATTCGTTGGCGCATAGTAACTGAGTCTATTGCTGGCCTAGCCATTTGTAGGGTTCACCTCAGAACTCCCT